CACGGACAACACCGAACGCAACAAAAAGAACACCCAACAATTGAGTGTTCACAGATAAATTAGTATGTTAAATATTTGATGCTGGTGTATCTCCGAAATCAGCTAAGAAATAAACACAAGGTAAAAGGAATAATACTCTATTTCCAACATTTCCTTGATTATAACAGAATATTTCTATATCTCCATTAGCTTTTATAGTTCCTACACATCTAGCTGCATCTCTAACACCACCATCTCCACCACGATACATACCAATTGGTCTTATATTAATATCAGTTAATGGTCTATATGCTGAAGGTATAATATTACTAAATGTTATTTTACTTGTATAATCAGTTACAGTAAATTGTAAAATACCATATAATTTAAAAATAGAATAGTTATCATTATGAGCGAATTTTAAAGGTTGACTATCTATTTCATCAAAAGTTGTTCTATCAATTCCTGTTGAAGTAGAATTGTTTATTGGTAAATCAATAACATTATTTAAAGCTAAATTATTTTCAATATTAGCTATTTTAGTAGATTGTGTATCATTAACTCCTTTTAATTCATTAACTGCATTAACTAAATTATCTTTAGCAGTTGTTTGTAAGTTAGCCATAGTACCAATATTACCTGTATTAGCACCAACAGATGTTGTTAAGTTACTAATAGCAGTAGCATTGTTACCTGCTTGTGTATTAACTTCATTAATAGCACTAACTAAATTATTTTTAGCAGTAGTATCAAGATTAGATAATGTACCAATATCACTTTCATTTTGTAATGCTTTACTTTCTGCAGAATAAATACCTGCATCAATTTTTGACATATCACCATTATAATCTACTAGATAAGTAGGTGTATCATTAGCAGTATATTGTGATAAATCATAATGTGTTGTTTGATTTGTGCTTGCCATTTTTAAATCACCTTACCTTTCTTATATTAAAATGGCTTTTCCTTGACTATCAAATTCATAAGCAGTTATTTGATAATTATCAAATCCTTGTGCAGTTAATTCAAGAGTATCAAATTCACTAGCAGTAAGTCCGTCTCTATTAGTTGCTTGTGCAATATTATTAATAACAATTTGTAATGGACTTAATAAACCTGTAGTAGGATCATATACATTGATAGCACCGATTTGAATATTATCTATTTTTTGATCAAGAAGAAAATCTTGATAATCAACATAATCTTTTAATGTATTATAATTTGTATTAATTAAATCACGTAATGTAGTATTTAATTCACTTATTTCATTTGTTAAACGTTCATTAACAAGTCCTATATTTCTAGTATTAGTTTCAACTTGATTTTCAATACCAAGAATAGAATTATTAATATTAGTAATTTCTTCATTGATAAAATCAATTTTTTGATTTAACTCATCAAAATTAACATCAATATTATCAACGATTTCACTCATACGATTAACTTCATTTATAGTTTCATTTACTTTATCAAGCATACCACATAACATTTCTAAATAAGAAAGACTTTCATCGAATGCAAGTGGTATTACTTTTTGTACGCAACATACTTTTACATTTTTTATCATATAATCACACCTTTCTAAAATAATCCCATAAATAGATCACCTAAATCATTTATTATAAGTAAATCTATATTGATTAGATTATTTTGAATATCTTTTAATAAATCAATATTATATCTTTGACCATTGTTACCAACAATAGTTTTAATATAACTATTAGTAGAATTACTATTTAATTCATTATTAATAGTATTACTACTTGTACTTTCATCATCAATTGAGTTACTTGTTTGATTAGTATCAAAAGTAACATTAGTTGCATAATCAGTATCTTCAATAGTTCCTTTATAAGTATTACCTTGAGGTGTATCCAAGAATAAGTTTTTACTATTAGCACTACCTGAATTACTACTTGATGATGTACTTTCTGTATTACTTGTAACATTATTAATATCATTTTTATTATTAGTACCGTGTAGTGTTTCTGTTAAATTAACGTTGTGTTCAATATTATTAAGAAGTGCTTTTTGTTTTTCATATAAAACGTTATAATATGGCATTATTTCATTTAATTTTTGATTAAGATAAAATTTAAATAATGCAGGTGTTTCAAGACCAATTTCACTTTCATAATAATGATTAAGAATATTTTGATTTAAAGTATTTCTATAATTTTCATCAAAAATAGGATAATTTTTAAGACCAAAATCAAATCCATTATCTAAAAGATTTTTTATAGTAATGGTGTATTTACTCATTAAAATCACCTTCTTCATCACTATTATCTATATCCATTATATCATAAGTAGTTTCATTTAACAATTCATAAATATCTTTATTTAAAACAACTTTAATTATTTCTTCACCATCGAAGAATTTATTATTAATTTCATCACAAGCACGCTTTCTTGTTTTATACCAACAATTTAAGTAGTAATTGATTAATTGTTCATTACTTTCTACTTCGTTTGTGATTAAACGTTCTTTTTTATCAGTATTAGCATTATCAATACCTAAAAGTGTAAGAGCTTCATCAAATATTTGGTGTTTATGAATATCTAATTTATCAACAATAAATGGTGCATCTGTTTTAAGCACATTTAATTTATTAGAAATATCAAATTGTTTATTACCAAATATAAATGGTGTATTACCTGAATATTGCATATAAACATTTTTTAAAGTTAGTATTGATTTACTATCACCTTCAATTAAAACAGGTGTTTTTTGTGCTATTAAGTTAGTATCAATTGTACGTTCTGTTTCATATAATCTATAACTAAATAATTCTAAAGCACGCATAGTTGATTTTTGTATTTCATTATTCATAATGTATACAATATCATCAAAATCATATGTTTTATTATATCCAAAAGACCAAGCAACAACTTTAGTTGGTAAATTATAAACATTAAATTTATCATTAGGATTACAACGTAGTGCAAGATAGCCAAGTTCATTATCTTTAACGAAACAAGCTCTACCTTCTTCAAATAATACTTGTTCTAAAAATCTTGATGCACCTGTACCGGCAACATCATCAAGACCTTCCCAAGTAAATAAAGAAGTAGCAAGCATACGAAATCTATCTTGATAATCAAATAATGTTTTATTATTAACAATCATTGCTAGATCAGTTTCTTTCATATTTCTCATTTTATCACCCTTTCTATATTATACTATTATCTAAACTATAGTTATAAATGTTACTTGGATTGTGCCATAGTGTAACACCATTATTAAACATTTGTTTTACTATATTTAAATCAGATTGAGGTATATCACCATCAATATTACAATCAACAGTTTTTACATAATTCCAATTTCTACGTCCTGTTAAATTAGGTACTTTAACAACATTTACTTTATACCCATATAAATCCCAATAATTATCAATTATTTTTGCAAACTCTTGTTTTATACAAGTTCTATAAAATATAGGTGCAATATTTCCTGCACTAAACATAATATCACTTGAGTTAGTATTACCTGCAACTTGTTGTGGAATTAAATCGTGACTTTCTTTAGCAACTAAATTATCATAAGTAGCTTTAATACCACCAACAACACCACCTGCAACTGCACCCATAACACCACCTGTAATTGCACCACCAATTACACCACCAACAGTTGATTTAACAAGATCTGCTTGCATATTAACACCATTTTGTGTTAGCCAATTTATATAAGGATCATTTAACCAACTACCAAGTGGTAATTTAGCGTCATTAAAACTATCGTTAAAATTAATTTGAATATTTTTATAATTAATAGGAACAGTTTTAATTGAACAACCACTATTTACTATACCCCATTGATGAAATTGACAGTTAGTTATATCACTAAATAATTCATAATGATAAATTACATTAGTTCCTGCATTATTATCTGCTTTAATAAAGTTATAAGGGTATGTAAATAATTTTTTATTTTTTGGTGTATAGCCATTAATTGTTGTTGGAATTGAAACATAAATATCACCAAGTCCAACAGTACCAATTGAATTAGGAACATAAGCATAATCAATTGTTATTTGTAGACTTCCGAAAGTAAATGTCCATTGTAGCCAATTTGGTGTTGGTACAAATTCTTTAGGTATTATGAATATACTAAATAAAGCATCAGTTTTTGCATTATATAATTGAATTGCTTTATTTAAATCTAAACTAGATTTTAAAATAATATAAGTTAGCCCACTTGGGATATTATTATATAGTTGAATTGGTGTTTGTGCAGTATCAAACAAATTCTCACTAACTGCTATACAAGTATAATATCCTGAATAAGTAAGATCAACAAAATCTGTATTAATATATTCACCTGTTTCTAATCCTTCCGGAATAGTATGCAATCCAATAGTATCATCATTAACGTGTTCACGTTCAACGAAGCATCTGTTATATTGTAATTCAAAATACCACGTTTGAAAACAATCTGTTTCAAAAGTTATACGTGTAGTATTTTCATTAATATAATCCATTTTGGTAATAAAACAATAATATCTTTTTGTAGTAAATCCATTATTTATATAAAATAGATAATTACAATCAATGATTGTGTCTATATTAGCATTAACATTTATTGTATTATCTTTTTTAATATAAGTATATTCACTAAATGTATTCTGTACAGTACTATTAAAATAATTACTTTGTGTATTTATATTATCCCAAGTTAATTGATTTTTATAATCATTTTCTAACTTTGTCTTGCATAAATATAAATCACCGTTTGGTGTAACTGTCATAATATCAATCCTTTCTAAAAATAAAAGGTAGCAATTATGCTACCTTTAAATTATTCACTTTTTGCAGTAACAGTAATTGTAGCAGTATCACTTAATCCATTATCAGTTGTAACAGTTAAAGTTCCTGTTCCAGCACTTACGCCACCGATTGTTGCTTGAGTGTTAGATACTTTTGTTACTGTAAATACTTCAACATCACTACTTATAAATTCTACATCTGCAGTTGAGTTATTAGGTGTTAATGTAACAGTTATTGATTTAGTTGATTCTTCTTCAACAGTATCATCACTTACACTTATAGCAGTAGCAGGTACAGGTTGTGCAGTTGCAAGTACAACGGCATTAGCAAAAGGACATATTGCATAAGTACCCCAAACGTGTAAGTATTCATTCCAAGCCATAACACGAGCATTATAGAATTCATCAAAACGCATTAAATTGTCATAAATTTGTAACCAAGCTTCATCACAGATAACTGCTTGAATTTCAGGATTTTCAAATTTGTCAACTTCAATTACTCTACCCATAAATTTAGCATTATCAATGTTAAATGCACGAGCAAGTACTTCAACATCAACTTCTGCAAGTACGTCTGCAGTTGTTATTAATACAACACGATCTTCATCTGTCCAAGTTTTAATTTCACCTTTAGCACCACTAAATCTTGAATATGCATTGTATTGAGTTGATGGGAATTTTAATTTTGAATATAAAGCACGACATTTTTTAACGAATGCTTTAGCAGTACTTTCATCAACAGGTGCAGAAACACTTTCAACGATTACTTTACCACTATCATAAGCACCATCAATTAATGATTTAGTATATTCAAATTCATCAATATAATTTCCACTATATAATGATTGAGTTATACCACTTACATATTCTTCAAATTTTTCCCAAGATACGAAAGCACCTTGTAACCCTTCACGTGCTATAGTTTTTGTATATAAATCTTGACGATTTCTTCTATAGTATGCAACGTGTGTATCAGGATCAGTTATAGTTAATAATTTAGCCATTTCAGTATTAGAATATTCATATTTTTCTGCATTAGCAGGATTTTCATATATGTCTTGAATATCAGTACCTAGTGGAACACTACCTTTTTTGAAAATCTTTAATGGATTATCATAAGATTTATTTCTTATTATAGTTAGTGCAATTCTATTTATTAATGTAGTAACAAATTCATTTAACATTGGTTGATAAGCATCATTAAATAATATATTAGATAATGTTTGAATATTATCTGCAGTGGCACTTGGTAATGTGTCTAAATATACTTTAGATAAATCTGCACGTACAACGTTAAATACCTTTGCACCTTTTGGTAAACTAGTTTTTGCCATTAGATTATTTCCCCTTTCTCATCAATAACATCTTCAACAGTAAGTTCTTCTTCTTCAGTTTCTTCAACGTTATCTTCTTTTTCTTCTTCAACTTTATCAAATCCTATTCTTTGGTAAAGTTTACCGTTTACTTTTAGTAATTCATCTTTTTCATTTTTTAGTTTTTCAACTTCTTCTTTCATATTATCATATTCATCAGATGCAGTTGTATAAACAGAAATAATGTTTAAAAGTTCATCACTAATTAAAGCAACAGTAGTTTCATCAAGTTTTTCACGTAATGCGTTAATTAAGCTTTCAAATTCTTCTTTACTTAACATTTTCAATTCTCCTTTCTACCTTAATTATATAAAGAATAAAATAAAAAGTCAATATTTATTGACTTTTTAATATTTTTGTGTTATATTTCTTAATTTATTAGCATATAATACCCACGGAAATTTTGATTTATTTGTTATAATTGGTGTTGGTTGTATCCAAGTAAGCCAATTATGATTATAACCATTAATTATAATAGTATCGTTAACATATACACCCTCCCAATAATGAATTCTATTAGTTAAATCTTGATGTCCACCTAAACGAGTAGTAAATCCTTGATATTGTCCTTGTCCTACGCAACTATGCACGTGATCACCGGAAACGTTACCATAACTACCTGTATGGTAACATAGGTTACCCTGTGTAACAATATCACCAATATTTGTAATAGGTGGATTTGGATCGTGTGCAAAACTAATTGTTAAATAATCAAGTTGTCCATTTGGAAGGTGTACTTTATTAACACTTTCGAAACATACCATATTACCACCTGTATAATTAAGCCACCTATCAACCACTTTCATAGTACAAGGTGCATATATTGGACAATTTAAAATTCTACCTGTTGCACCCCAACCTAAAAAGTCAATGTTATAAGTTCCTTCGTGTGAATAATCGCCACCTTCATCTTGTGACATATTTAAATATTCTAAAGGAAATAGTGCAATTTCATAACCATCACTAGCAATTAAACGTTCGTTCGCCCTCATATTATAAGCCCATTAATTTAAGTACTGTTTCATCAATAATACCATCTTCAGGTAAATTATTTTTTCTTTTAAATACATTTAAAGTTGCTTCAGTATAATCACCAAAATAATCACCTTTAACTTTATTTGATAAATAGTTATTTACGTTTTCAATATCTTTACCACTATCACCTTTAGTATAATATCTTTTTGGTACTTCTTTAAAATTATAACCTTTATTATTTAAAATTTGTACTGTACTATCTACATAAAAAGCTTCTTCAGGTGTAAGTGCTTTATCATAAGCAAATACCCATTTACCATTACTATTCTTTTTAAATCCGTAATACTTACCAAAATTAGCAGTACAATGTAAATGATTTCCACTTGCTTGCCCACTTGTTCCTTCACGTATTATTTTTTCACCAACATTTATAATTTGACCATTATAAAGTTTACTCCAATCATCATAATTAATATGTGTTAGTGTTACTTCTAATATAACAGGATCATCTTGATATGGTATTTTAACTTTATTTACTGTTTCAAGTCTTACATTATAGCCATTATTTTGACTACCTGTTTTTTCAACTACTTTATATTTATTTTTTGGTACAAAATAACCTCTGCCACCATCTTGTGTAGCTTCATCAAAAGGTTTATCAGAATAATCTTTAAATGGTGACCAGTGTGCAAGATGATTACCTTCATCGTGTCTTTGAGTTATTCTCATATATTCAAAAGGATAAATTGCATACTCCATATTATTTACTTCCTTTCTTATTTTCAATTTTTTCTAATCTGTCGTTCATTAATGCTAAATTAGTCGATATATTATTTAATGCTTTATTCATATCTTTCATAGTAGTATTTTGAAAATACATAAGATATGCAACACAAACAATACCTATACCATTATTACTAATTAATGTAATTAAATCAGTCATCATATCACCTACCCTAATTACATTATATCATATATTTAGTTATTTACTAGATGTTTTTATTTCTTTTAGTTTTTCTTCACACTCTTTTTTAGTTCCTTTATAAATTGCTATAACGTTGCCACTACGTTCACCAATCTTTTCTTTCCATAAAATGTATTCACCTAATTGTTGATGATATTCAATACTATATTTTATTTTCTTCATTTTATACACCTCTTATTTAATCGTAAAATCGGTTTCAACCAACACAACCCCACCTTTAACGTGTTTATAAGTAAGTTTTTTATTATCTGTTTTAACATTTTCTGTTGTAAATCCTTTTTCAAAATTATCAAAAGTAATTATATTACCAAGTTTTTTAGGTAATCCTGCAACTGTGACATTAAGTTTTTCATCATAACCAAGTTCAATATAACATTTTTGTCTTATATATTTACCTTTACAAAATTTACTTTCAAGTTTCCACGCACCAAGTTTATAATCATCAATTTCAATAAAATCTTTTAATTCTTCATCACTATCAAATAAACAATGAATACTGTCTGTATCACTATAAACATAAAAATCTTTACCATATTTATTAATAGAATATTCTTTTATTTTTTGTGATGTAGTAATTGTTTTAAAACGAGCATAACTTGTTATAAAAGATGCTATCGGAATATAAATAGGTTCTCTTGTTTCCATAGGATACATTTTATATTTAACAACACCATCTTCTAAAATAGGATATTTACTACGAACATTAGGATTAAGACCAAATTTACCATATAAACTATTAAGCATTAATTTTGCTATTCTATATAATGCACTGTTTCCATCTTTTTTAGATTGTATCTTTTTATCACTCCAATAATTTATATAATCAGTAAATAATCCTTTAATACTTCTAAATTTCCAACCACTATGATATTTTAAAAAGTCAACATCATAATGATTAAAAAATAGTTCCAAGTCAACGTTAGTTAATGTTAGTGTAACAATATCACCTTCACTAGATTTTATATATTCATTAGGAATAAAAGACATATTATTTTTAATTTGTATTGTAGGAATTTTACCTTCTTTTATTTTAAAACTGCAACTAATTGTTTGGATATATAAAGGATATAAAATATCTTCTTCATATTTACCTTCAAAATAAATAGGATCACCAAATGGTAGTTTTTCATACATCATAACAGATGGATAAAGCGAGTTGACATCAAGCACTATACCACTGCCTGTTTCTTTTTCTTTATAACAATCATTTAAATAGGTAAATCCACCTTTATATGATTGCCTTATATCTTTATCAATTTCATAAGGTAATATTGGAAAGTATTTATTAAAGTTAAAATTTATTTTCTTATAATTAGATAAAGCATCACTTCCGATTGTCATTTTAGTTAAGTCTTCTTTAAACATTATATCAAGTGCCATTGCCATTATAGTAACATCATTTTTAATATAATCAATTTCTTCATCAGTTAATATGTGACCTACTTCACGTTTTAATTTATAATCAAGTTCTAATTTTCTAATTGGTAAATTAAAATCTTTTGCGATTTGATCAACACTAAAATTAAGTATCTTTAAACTATCATAAATAGTAACTTTATTAATATGTTTTTTATTTTTAGTTTCAAAAAATATTTCTATAGAATAAAATTGACCTGTATCACTAATTAAACAAGTAAATGTTTTATCCTCACGATCTTTTTTATCTTTTATACAGGTATAGCCATTTTCTAATAAATAACTAAATATATATTCACCATCAAATTTTAGATTATGAAAATATAATACATAATTTTCTTTTGGATTGCTACACCATCTTATAAAATCATCAATACTATTACCATATATGAAATTATTAATATTACCTATTTCACAAATTGCATAAGCCCATACTCTACAATCGTTAATATCAACATTAGTTTCAAAATCTGCAGTAAATTTACGCATAATCTTTTAATATTTCATCAATATTTTCATATAAAGTATCATATAAGTTATATACATCTTGCTTTATATCATCAGGATTAACAACACCTTTAATACGTTCCCTGTAATATTCTGTAATTGCTTTAATACTTTTTTCATTAGTAAATAATTTATAAAATTGTTCAGGTGGTAATTTATAAAGTTTCTTTTTCATTTCAAGTAATTTATCTGCATCATATTCATAATAATAACCAAGTTCTGCTAACATTTTAAAATAATTATCTTTGAATATTGTATTCATATAACTTTGATTTTTACCTATTCTTGAAACAAGTAATTGTTGCTTTTCAAATTCTTGAGGTGATATTTTACTTATATCTTTATTAAGTGCTTCACGTTTTGTTACTAAATTTAAATAACGACTATCACCCATTTTAGCAAAAGTTGTTGCCTGTTTCTTACCAAAAACTGTAGGTTTAGTTGTTTGTAATGTTTTTATTTCACGTGTTAAATTTCTTTTAACTCTTGCATTTTCACGTTTAATATTTTCATATTCATACTTTGATAAAACAACACCACCTTTAGTTTTCATTGTTTCTTCAATACCACGTGTAGAATATCTTTTTAATTCTCTTAATTTTCTTTTAAGTTCATTTCTAGTTACAACACTTTGTTTTAATTGTTGTTTATTTATTTTACTTGGTAGTAATAAATCACGTTCTTGTTTTTCTAGTCTAGCAATTTTTTGATTAAAGTTTCTAATGGTTTTATTTATTTCTTGGTTTAACTTCTTATCATATCTAATTGCCATTTATATCACCTTAACCTTCTTTAATTATTGTAAATATAAAATAATCATCAGTTAAACGTTCGTTTTTATTATATACACGAAAACCACGTTTTTCAATTTTATTATATAACAATAATAGGATCATTTCATCAGCAACTATATTACATTTAAATTTAATACGTAATTTGTCAGTTTCTTCTTTTAAATAGTTGATATATTCATTTTCAAATTTTTCTTTATAAAATTTTGATGAAAAATAAAAAGTCATATCATCATAACTAAAATTATATGTACTTTCATTTATATCATTGTAAACCATTTTATCACCTTCCTTTTAAAATTAAAGGGTGGGTATTTCCCACCCATAATTATTATACTAATGTTAAAGTTAAACTTTGTTTACCATTTCCAATTGGACGTTTAGCAACCTTAACTTTAATTGGACTTTCCCAATTTTCAGGTAATCCATAAATTTGAATTAATTTTCTTAATATATTATAAATACCGTAAGATCCTGTAGCATAAGTTTGACCTGTAACATCAAATATTATAGTTCTAAATTTAGTTTTTAATTCACCTGTTGCATCATCAACAACTTCTTTTTCTTCAACATAAATATCTTTAATTTCAATTTCTTGTCCTACACAATCGTTAAGTAGTGCATCACAACTTTCAAGTGCATTAAATAATTCTTTCTTTTCTTCAACTGTTTCTGCATTTTTACTGCAATATACTTTTGATTTTACTCCACTAAATAATGTTAATTCGTTTTTATTTTCTTCCATTTTAAATACCTCTTTCTTTATTTTTAATTTTTTGCACTAAATTTTAATTATTTTGTGCATTTTGTATAGAGCTTAACGTTCTATAAATTTCATTTTGTACAACTGCACATGTTCTTTTTTCACCGTCTGTTGCTTTTTCATAATCTTTTTCTTTAGGTGAAATAACTTCTACATTACAAGTATTAGCATTTTTATTTTCTTTTAC